TATGATGCAGTTGACTAATGCAGGTATTCCGTCATGGAAAATGCTTGCCGATGCTATGCACATGAGCGTTACAGAAGTAAGGGAACTTGCTTCACAGGGCAAGCTTACTGGCGAAGCAATCAATGCGTTGTGGGATGCTTTTTCGGAAAAGACACAGGGAGCGGCAACGTCACTTGCATCTTCTTTGATGGGGCAAACGTCCAATATTGAAGAAGCTATTGCAAACAGCATGGCGGTTGTTGGTGATATTATTCGTGAAGCGTTTGACATAAGCGGCATTTTAACCGATGTAGGCGAAGTGGTAGAGGGCGTCAGGGCGCACCTTATGAATATCAAAGAATCCGCTGAAAACATCGGTATGAAGCAAGCCATACTGAACGAAATAAGCAGTATTAGCCCTGCTGTTGGATTTGTAGCTACCGCGCTTGTCAATGCCTTTACTACGATGAAAACAGTAATATCTGAAAACATTGGAATAATAAAAACGTTTGTAGCGGCTATTCTGCTTGTAAAAGGCGCAATGGTTGCGGTAACGGCTTTAACCGCCGCTTTTGGTGTATTAAAAACAGCGTTAACCGCATTAAATACAGCAAGCGCAATTTTTACCATGATGCAAACAGGTATTATTGGCGTAAAAACAGCGTTTTTGGCTTTAACTGCGGCTATGAATGTAAATCCAATTATTCTTGCATTAACATTAGTTTCCGTGGCCCTCGTTGCGTTATATAACCATTGGGACGAAGTAAAGGAAATGGTAAATAATGCAATGAATACGATTCGTGACATTGTAGCAGATGTTTGTGGCGTGGTAGCAAAGTTGTTTAATGGTATGTCAAAAGGCGTTGTAAATGTTGGCAATGCGTTTCTTGATATGGCAAGGTCTGTTTTGCCTGATTGGGCATCCAGTGCATTAAATACCATTGCGGATATGGTAAACAAAGCAAGCGCAATGTTAAAGAGCCTTGCCGATTATGCCCGTAACGTAATGAACAGCTTTCACAATGCCGCCGCTATTTCAAGAAGTGCGGCAAACCAAGAGATTGACCCTGAAAACCGAGGAAGTGCGGCAAAGGCGACTGCTTATATTGATGTTCCTGCACAGCCGAAAGTATCAGCCGCAACTGCTGGCGGTGGCGGCGGTGGTAGCAAGGGCAAAAGCGGTGGCGGTGGTTCTAAAGCCATATCCGAAGAAGAACGAGCCATTGAAGCACTGATAAAGAAGTATTCTGATGCAGATAAGGCAAGATACAGTAGAGCAAAATCCGCTATTGAACTTGCAAAAGTAAATCTTTCTTTGTTGGCAGGTGAAGCAAAAGAGGAAGAAGAAAAACGAATTAAGCTTGAAGCATTGAAAGAAGCACATTCTGAAATGATGGATGGCTACAAACATGAACTTGAGATTGCACAAAAGATTAAAGATACTGCAACAAGAACTAATGTTATCAGTGAAATAGAAGCACAACAAAAAGCGGAAGAAAGATTATACGAAGCGAAAGTAAAAGCCGCTAATTTTGAATCTGCTTTTGCTAAAAATCAAAAAGCAAGTAAAACGCTTTTGGATAGATATTTTGGGTCTGACGATGAAATCGAACAAAAGATAAGAAGCGTTCAAGAGGGCGTTGCAAAGTTGTTTGAAACGGCTGACGTTGCGTCATCAGGTGGAACTGCTGTTACGGATGAAGAAGATTTAGATTTTATTGCTAAACTCTTGAAACTTACTCCTGACGCTTTACAATCAGAACTTGATGCCAAATCTCAATCGCTTGCAGAATTTATAGCACAGAACAAAGAAACTATTGCAGAAGCTACAAAGGCTTATACCGATAGTCAAAACAATGTTAAAAGTTGGGCTGATACAACGATACATTATGCCACTATGGTTGGCGATTCAATGAGCGATGCCATGATGAGCTGGATAACAGGCGCAAAAAGCGGTAAAGAAGCATTGGCTGATTTTGTTAGCGGCATTCTAAAAACAGCGGCACAGTTGCTCACACGTTGGTTATCCTTATTTGCTATCTTTTCTATTGTTGGCGACCCCACATTGGCTGCACGTAACGCAAGTGCGGCTGTTTTTGGTGCTTATGATGGAAAAATAAAGCTACATAAAAAAGATGGTGGTTTTATCAGTGGTGCAGGAACTTCTACCAGTGACAGTATTCCTGCGATGTTATCCAACGGTGAATACGTTGTCAGGGCGGCGGCTGTTCGCAAGATTGGTGTTCCTACATTGAGCGCAATCAACAGAGGGCATTTTGCAAGCGGCGGTCTTGTTGGTGGTGGTTACATAGGCGGTAAGAAGTTAGAGCCGTCTGCGCCTATGAACAATCTGACCTTGCAAGTAAACGCATTGGACGCTTCCGATTTTGATGATTTTTTGTCTTTGCGTGGCGGTGGAGAACGCATACAGAACATGCTTTACGAAGCACAACGGAGATTTGATTTTTCGATGGGGTGAGTAGATGGCAATAGCAAAATTCCCTGTATCGCTACAAGAGCGGTGCGCTTATAACAGTACAAAACAACAAAGCTGGGATACTGCTGTGCAAGAAACGGCAAGCGGAAGATACAGGACTATGAGTAATCAGCTTTACCCTAAATGGAAAATATCTGTACTAATTCAGCCGTTGACTGATAATGACGCTCGTATCTTAATGGGGTTTGTAGCCGCTCGCAAAGGCGGCTATGAACCTTTTTTATGGCTTGACGCAGAAGATTACAAAGAAAAAGGAATCATCCTGCCTAAGATTTCAAACGGCATATATCAAGCTGTGATGAAGATGGGCGAATATGTTGAACCTGTCGAACATATCGAAAACGTGAAAGTGTACATTGACGGAGTAGAACAGTCTGCAAGTACATACACAGTTGAAAACGGATATATAACATTCGTTACCGCTCCTGCTACGGGTGCGGTTGTAACAGCTGATTACACCTATTACTGGAAAGTGCGGTTTGATGATGATGGTATGGGGATAAATCATATTTTTGATAATATCAATCGTTCAGAACGGTTTAAGTTGGTGACAGTAAGATGAAAAACGTTACAAACGCTTTGATTGCTTATTTAAACACACAAAAAAACATTACGTGTTGCGATATATATTCGCTAAAACTTCAAAACGGGAATGTGTATCGCTTTGCGGCTTTTGACAGGGATGTTGAATATGGCGGCTACACATATAGCCATACTTTGATGGGGTTGCCAAAACGCAAACAGATAAAACTAAAATCTGATGTTACTGTCGATTCTATGACGGTTGAGATATACAACAACAAAGAAGATATGGTTGAAAGCGTACAGCTAAACAAGGCGGCACATGACGGTTTATTGGATAGGGCAGTTTTGAGTATGGCACGTTGCTATTTTAGTAATAAAACTGTGTTAGATGCTGTGCGCTTATTTAGCGGTGTTGTAGAGGTCAAACAATGCGGCGGCCTGTCGATACAGATAACGGCAAAAGCTAAAACGCAAGGTTTGAACATGGAATTTCCCGTAAGAAAGTATTATCCGCAAGGCGTATATACACAAGTCGGAGATACAGTAAAGTCAAGCACGGATGATACAGAAACTTGTTTGATTACGCCTTATGTTCCGTTAAGAGAGGTTTTGATGTGAGCGGAAAAGATATTGCAAAAGCCGCTTGCGAGTGGTTAGGCACACCGCATATCAATAACGCCAAAATAAAAGGCGTTGGCGTTGATTGCGGTATGCTTCTTATTGCGGCATTGGAAGATTCAAACACAATTCCAAAAAACGATATAAAGATTAAACCTTATTCAAACGAATGGCATTTGCACAGGGATGAAGAATGGTTTAAGTCTTACGTTGAGCAATATTGCGACAAAGTAGATGATTTGCAGGTAGGCGATTTCCTTTTGTATCAGTACGGGCGCTGTGTTTCACACGGAGCGGTTTACATAGGAAACAATACGGTGGTTCATGCACTAGTTGGTCAGGGCGTTGTTTTGTCTAATATGGACGAAATAATATTTTTAGATGCAAAAGGGAAAAGCCGTTTAAGAGGGATATATAGGTTTAGGGGTGAGTAAATGGGCTTCTTTCGTGGACGCACAACAGTTACAAGAGCAGACAAAATCAGTGAATTTACTGTAAATACGGCAGAATATGGTACGGCTGTTCCTGAAGTAATTGGGACTACACGGTTAAGCGGCAACGTTATTTATTATGATGATTTCACTGCGCACGAACACAGGGAAGAACAGCGTTCAGGCAAGGGCGGCGGTAGCAAAAGCGTATCCATCACTTACACCTATACTGTTGCTTGTATTCTTGGATTGTGTGAGGGCGAAATATCACACATTGGTAAGGTGTGGCGTGGAAAAGAAGTATACTACTATCCTGATGAAAGAATAGAATTAACAGTATTTAGAGGTACGCAAGACCAAACCCCGTGGGCTTATGTTGTAGGCAAGCATCCTGAAAAGGCGATGGCTTATAAGGGCTTGGCTTATATGGCTGGCGTTGTCAATATGGGCAACAGCGCAAGCTTGCCGCAGTATAACTTTGAGATTTTTGGTAAGTTGTTGAATACTGGCGATGGAACAGACGTAAATCCTGCCGATTATATACGCTATGTATTAGACAAGGTTGGTCTATCTTCTGTGACTATTGACGGCTTGGATAACTACCGTTCATACTGCGCAAACGCTGACCTTTTAATATCTTCACCGCCTGACAGCAAACCCGTTAACGCACAGACTATTGTAAACGAAATTGCAAAGCTGACGAACGCTTATTTCTTTTGGAGTGATGATAGATTTAAAATTGTTCCGTTAGCGACACAGCCTATTGGTGGTTGGACACCTGATACAACGATACGTTACGATTTAACGTCCGATGATTTTTTGCCGCAGAGAAACGGAGCAATGGTTACATATAGCCGCAAAGATTCGTCTGAAGATTATAACGCATATCCAGTAGAGTTTATGAACCGTGCTAACGGCTATGAAAAAGAAACTGTCAGCTATCAGCTATCAGAAGATATAAGGCAGAATGGTTTGCGGCAAGCATCCACAACAAACGCACATTATATATACACTAAAGAGCGAGCCGTTAAAGTAGCTGAGATGTTGGCTAAAAAATCTAAGCTTGAAAGAAATGTATATACATTCAAACTTGGATGGGCGTTTGTGTTGCTTGAACCGGGCGACTTAGTAACCATTACAGATGAAAACATTGGCGTTGACCATTTAGTTGTTAGAATATCCGAACTTACAGAAGATGAAAAAGGTAATATCGAGTGTACCGCAGTAGCCGTTGATAACGTATCAGGTGTGGCTCAATACGATGTACACGAAGTCGATAGACCTTATGTTGACTTTAATATTCAGCCGCCTGATATAGCACGACCTTTAATAATTCAACCGCCAGCAGATTTAACAACTGACGGCTTAGAGGTATGGATAGGCGCACGTGGCGGCGGTGATGGTTGGGGCGGTTGTACTGTTTATATCAGTGACGATAATATCAATTATCGCACGTTAGGACAGATAAACAACAGCGCACGTATTGGAGAGCTACAACAAAGTATCACGGCAGATGCAACGTCTTGTGTCGTGTCTTGTAGTGATGTTTTGCTGTCAGGCACAGAACAAGACGCAGAACGGGCAAATACCCTTATATGGATTGGCGGAGAATGTATATCTTATACAACCGCAACGCTTGTAGGCGAAAACCTTTATCAGCTTGACGGGCTGATTAGAGGACAGTATAACACAACTGCGGTATCGCATGGCGAGGGTGAGCAGTTTGCAAGGCTTGACAATACGCTGTTAAAAGAAGCGTTCCGCAAAGAGGATATAGGCAAAAAGATTTACTTGAAATTCTGTTCTTTTAATATCTTTGGTGCAATGGAACAAAGCCTTGCAGATGTAGATGCGTATGAATACACATTGCAAGCGTATTATATTCCGCCAGTCAGCAATGTGACGGCTTATAACAGATACCGCCAGTTAAAAGACGGTGTAAACCGCTATGACATCGTTGTTGAATGGGATATTCCTAATCTGCAAAGTTATTTAGAGGGCAGAGTATGGTTCAAAAATAACAACGGACAATCAAAGTACATCACCATGACGCAAGGCGTAAAAATATCTGAACTTGGCTTTACTGGTAATTGGACTTTTGGTGGCAGTAGTAAAACTACCGTAACCATTCCACAGGCTGTTGTTGGTGATACCTACAGGATAGCGGTTACTACGGTTGATGTGTGGGGCGTTGAAACATCGCCTGATTTCGCACCGCACGTTGATATTAAAGTAGCGCTGAAAACAGAATTGCCTAACACGCCTGATGGATTTGGCATTGAATTTGGTGAATCTTCCGTTGTATCTTGGAAAGAAGTTACAAACACGGATATAGCGTTTTATGAAGTCAGACTTGACCCTAACGCTGGCGCAGAGAGCGTAAATCTATTAGCAAGGGTAACAGGCTTAACCACGATATTGACGCTGACAGAAAGGACAGGACGGCTTTTCCTGTTTGCTTATTCTGCAAGCGGCAAATACAGCACTCCTGCTATCTTGGACTACAACAAACCAGCACCGCCCAAACCAGCACCGCCTACGCTTACACAAAAGCTTGGCGGTTTTTCTATTAGGTTTGGTTCTATTCCTGCTGGATGTATTGGTGCAAATATCTATATTGACAGTAGTGAATCGGTTGAAATTTATACGGAAAATAATACGCATACTTTCACTTGTGATGCTGGGATATATGATGTTTCTGTTGCGTATGTTGACTTGTTCGGTGAGGGCGCACATTCTGATGAAAGCCGTGTTGTAGTAAAGGCTGTTGTTGACAGTTCTTTGTTAGAAGCACAGGCTGTTACCAAAGAAAAGTTAAGTACTGCATTGCAAACATCTGTAGATGCCGTTGCTACTAATACGTCCAATATTAATGCGTTAGCCACAAGAATGACTACAGCCGAGGGAAATATCGTCAATGACGGATTGGCAATTACACAAAATACTAACGATATATCTTCGTTAGCAACAAGGGTTACAACGGCAGAAGGGACTATCACAGCGCATGGCACGGAAATATCGCAGAACGCTGATGATATATCTTCTGTGGCGGTAAGGGTAACCACGGCAGAGAATACTATTAATACGCATGGTACATCAATAAGCCAAAACGCCGATGATATATCTGCGGTAGCCACAAGAATGACTACGGCAGAGGGTAATATCTCTACTAACACAACCAAGATAGGGGTAAATGCGGACGGTATTTCTGCTATTACTACTAATTTAAATGACAGCACGTTAGCAAGAAACTATACAGCCATACAAGTTATGCAGGATGGTATTGCCAGCAAGGTAGCTATGGGCGATGTGACAAGCTATTTCCAGCAAGACCACACAGGGTTTTATATCAAAGGTAGTTTAATAAGTATTGATGGTGATACCATTATTAATGCGGCGGCAAGTACAGCTATTGTCAATGCAATACAAGCCAATTCTATTGACGCAAGCAAATTGAATGTATCAACCCTTTCTGCCATCACCGCCACCATCGGTACGCTACGAACGGCTACCACAGGGGCGAGAACGGAAATCAAGGATAATCTCATCGAAGTGTATGACAGCAACGATACGTTGCGTGTGAGGTTGGGCGTA